TCAACCGCTGGGGTGGATCAGTTTTGCACCGTTGGTAACAGCGGCGCTTTCTAACAAGTCATCAGCGGCCTGGATATCAGGATGCTCGTCATAATCTGGCAGATAGCGACGGGCGACGGCGGCGAGATTGTTTAGCGCTCTGTGATAGTCTGCTATGCGCTTCTCTGCGGCACGTAACCTGTCAAACAGGCTGTTACTTTCAATGCATAGCCTGGCCTTTATCTCAACGTCTTTAGCGATCTGCTCTTTGGCCTCTTCGTATGCGTGAACATAGACGCCCATCATCCGCTGGAGGTTCTGACGACCAGCAACCAATTCAGCAATCTGTTTGTCTTTGGCTTCCATCTCATCCAGCAGCGCCAGCACGGTTGCCGGGTTTGTCAGTTCATTGAAGGAGATGCAGATGCTGATATCATCCTGCGCTTCTGGCTTGACATCATCACCATCATCGTCAAATACCGATTGCATCAAAGCCAGTCGTGCTCGCGCATTTAATGCCTTCTCCGCCGCTTCACGTAACGCGCGTTTGTCGATGTTGCTCATTGGGCGGACTCCTGTTTTAACGCATCCGTCAGATAATCAACGCCTCTTTGGTATGCAGCGAGAAGTTTTAAATCAGCGTCTGTGCATTCGCTCCATGACTGCATTTCTGCCAGCCTTCCTTTCCAGCATGGGAGTAGGTAATTTTCTAAATAAACCCTGCGCTCAAATAACAATTCAGGAGACGCATCGTTGATGTAGAAGTTAATCTGCTGCACTGCAGGGTAGCTTGATATTTCGCTCATGACTGCACTCCTTTGCGAAGCTGGGCGGCGAACGATTGCAACTCATTGAGAATCTTTTCGGTCTTATCTGGGTTGCATTCGTTACGGATAATCCACTCTATGCGACCGATGAAGTCAGTACGCGCCTGCGCCCGCACTTCAGCCAGGAAAGATTTGTATGCCGGAATCTGCAACACAGCCAGGGCGCCGATAATCTTCTGTGCTTCTGGAGGGCATTGCTCGTAATGAGCATCGGTGATGAACACCGCGTCATTGTGAATGGCATCAATAGCGCTGAGTTCTGCTGCAATCTGAACCAGCCGAGCATTTGACGCTTCCATGCCCTTCTTGTAGCAGTCTGCGTCAATCTTGCTTTGCTTCAATTCCGCAGCCAGCGCATTACTGCGCACATACTGCACTTCAAGCTGCGACGCCAGATCACTAATCAGTTGCGCCACACTTCGCACGTCAACTGCACCGCATGACGCTTTAAGTTCGTCGGCCCGCTCATGCCATAACTTCACTAACTCACTGATATTGCTGTCCATCTTTACCCCCGCTTACCCGTTTAAGTTATTGATTACGTTGATAACAAAAAGGATCGTTATTTGATTCCGATCCCATGCCTGGCTATTAGCAGCGCATCTGCAATGGCCTGGCCTTTCGCTTTCACATCCAGCGCCCTGATTCCTGGGTAAAGCTGAATCGCCCTGCTGCGCGCCGCGTCCTTGTCGCTGCCGATAAGCCCTGCTGACTTCTTCCAGGCCTGCGGCGTTACCAGCGTGTACGGAATGTTGAGTCCCTGGAGGATTCCCTCCGCTACGCCAGCCGCATGCCCGAAGGTGAACATGCTCGCTGTTCCCTGCCCTGGCATTGCCCCTACCTGCTCAAGATACGCATGAGTGATTCCGTACTGCCTAACCCACGCCGCCACCGCTGCGCCGTTCACCCTGGACTTGGTGCCGACCTTGATGGTTGGCATTGCCAGATGATCGATGTAGCCGCCCTGCTTAGTGATGAGAACCAGTGCGCCGCTGCACCCAGGGTCAATCCCTAAAACTGCCGTCATGATTTACCCCTTAGGTAATTAAAATCCATATACGGTTCGAAATCAATACTTGTGAGCACATTTAATTACCCCACAGGTAATTATCAAGGCGTAAAAAAATGCGCTACTGCGCCGGTGTTACTTTGCTATTTGATGATTCCTGCCGCCTTCCCTCGTCTGTATTCCTCCATAAGCCACATCGCCGGAGTGATCCCTCCAAGTGTCGCTGCGTTAGGCATGCAGCCAAAACTTCGCCCTGGTGGGTGGTAGGCGCTTCCTGAGCTATCGGGCGGCGTACTCATCGGCTCTGGTTTCGCCTGTATGCTGAGAACTGGATCCGGTATCTGTTGACCTGCTGCAACTTTCTGCGCCCACTCATCAAGCAGCTTACGCGCATGCTTTTCGACTTCAGCCTCACTCAACTGCCGCTGGTACATAGCGCGCCTGGTATCACACACAATCCAGTACATGACCGGGTGGCGCCACGGGAATCTCTCAGGTCCGCCAGGCTGGAGACTTTTTTCTTTGGCGTACCGGTGAAACTCCCCCATCACATCATCGATGCTGACGCCAAGCACCATCTTGCTGTCTTTGCACCACTTGATGAATTGACCAGGTGAAGGCCAGAACGGTGATTCACTGGCGCGGGCATGGCGCATTCCGGCAGATACCTGCTCACGGGTGCGAATACCACTCTCGGCGAATGCGGCGATCCACTGCTGCTTTGCGGATACTTCCTGCGCTGCAGTCTTCAGATTGGTCTGCTCTGCCGCCGGGAACAGTTGCTTAAGTTGCTTGAAAAGGGCATCAACAAGGCGCTCTGCTGTGATGTTCACCACGTTGTCATTGCCTTCGTGCTGCCTGTCTGAGCCGGTCATGCGGGAAAGCGCTGCACCGTCTCTGCTCTGGATAGCGTTAAATACGTTGTTCACAAGAAATCCTCCCACGCCTCTGGACTGTTCCAGTGCGGTACGTCATCGTCAGAGCTGTCACCGCGCTTTCCTGCCGCTCTTTTTTTCCTGTTAATCAGCAGCCGGGCAAACTTCTGCTCCCACTGCACGTGTTGCATCACATTGCCTTCCGCCATCCAGTAGGTGATGAATTCAATCAGTTCTGATTTCTTGTACCCGTCGGCAGGCAATGCATATCCCCACATTCTGGCTCGCATGACAAAATCCTCAGACGGTTGCCAGTTTTCATGCATGGTGAATTTGCCTATTGGTTCTCCGATACCTGGAACAACAACAGGAGGAATTTTAATTTCTTCGCGCGCAGAGAGAGGGGTTTTACTTTCCCTGATCCCTGATCCCTGATCCATTCCTACAGGTACTAGTCCGGTATCAGTACCGTACTCATACGGTATAAGAGGTAAGCATTTGATTTTACTTTCCTTTGGCTTGTTTACTACCTGATGCTTAAGGAAGTTTGTTATTGCCCCAAATTGCTTGCCATCTGAGGTGGAAAACATGGATAAATAACCACAGTTGGAAAGCTCCCGTATTAGTACCGGAATAGGAACGGAAGGTTCACGGATAGGAAATACTGCTGCTTTGATCAACTTTGGATTGGCATTGAAATACCCTTCATCATCGGCATAGTTCAGTAAACCAATGGCGAGTAAACATGCTGGTTCTGATAGTTCCGCCATGTCTTCATCTGTCCAGAACTCAGGTTTTATCGTTCGAATGCGAGCCATCAGATCACCTCCATAGCATCGCCTCTGGAAGCCTCATCCATAATCCGTTTTATTTCCGCCTTGATACGCCGATTTGATTCCATCGTGCACTTGACGCAATGACCGTTGTATACCCATCGTTCACTGTCATGCCCGTGTTTACATGGTTTTCCAGTGTAATAACGCTTCAGTCCGCTTTTTGCGGCATCCATACGCGTAATGATTTTCATGCTTAACCCTGAGTATTAGTGTTGGGATTACGACAATTTTTAATCAGAGAAGAAAAAAGATCAACCATATATGGATAATAATTACCTTTTAGGTACGAATAGATATGAAAAGACCGCCAGGAGGCGGCCTTGTGGGGATCTGTAGAGGAAATCAGGAGTAGAAGAAGTATGCCAGTTCAGGCTTGTTTTTAACCCACCCTCTGGATTTGGCGGCTTTAAAAAGCCCATTCATCAGTGTCTTACCTGGCATTTTACGTTTTCCGGTAAGGTGAGTCTGGATGTAATGGCTTGTCGTTCCGGCTTCTGTTGCGAAGGCTTCACGCTGATCCGGAGTAAGGTCAAGCCAGTGCTTTTTGAAATCGAATTGCGCGTTCTCGCTCATAGCTATTGCCTGATATTTATTTCAGATAATAAATATTCACCTATCAGGTAACAAAAATCAAGTTTAGTTACCTGTGAGGTGCATTTACCTGTGGGGTAATATCGCTTTTAATTGGATCATCAAGTGATTCATATATGAGGCGATTTACCAGAGCATGAAAAGTATCCAGGATGTTCGCAGGCAAAATCTTAAAGACCTGATAGACCGTGATTTCAACGGCGTTCAGACACGCCTGGCGGAGAAACTGGAGACGCAGGCAAATCTGGTTAACCGCTGGGTTCTTGGTAAAAAGGTTATTGGCGACCAGGTGGCCAGAAAAATCGAGACCGCAGCAAATAAGCCACGTAACTGGCTTGATATTGATCGATCACTGTCTCAGGAAGGCTACCAGCCAACAGGGCCAAGTGATATCGGGCTAATCGCATCTCATAACCTCCAGCGCTGGATGAGTGAAAGCGAAGAACTCACCACCCAGGGTAAACTACAGCGCGCCAGCGGGATATCACAGAACACCGTCAGCAGAATGCTTAACAACGAAGTCAGCGTTTCAATCTCGACTCTTGAATCTATCGCCTCGGCGTTCGGGCGACGTGGTTACGAATTGCTGATGCACCCGCAGGATCAGTCATCCATAAAGTATGACCGGGCAAGATACGAATCGTTACCTAAGAGCGAGAAAGATAAGATCGAAAGCTACATTGAATTTGTCCTCTCACAGAACGATAAAAACAACAAGTAAACCTTACAATATCAGTAACTAAGCCGCCATTGAGCGGCTTTTTTGTTGCCATCACAATTACCTGCCAGGTAATTTTTTACGTTCATATCTATTGACATCAAACCATATACGGATAATCATTACCTCAACGGTAACAATCCGAGGTAACGAATCATGCAGTGGAAAATCATCAACGGTTGGTACTGCGTTACAGCTTGCGGGCTGATGAGTTGGAAGTTTCGCACGCTTCAGGAAGGCATGAAATGGGCGTTCACCAACAAGGTAGCCCACGAAGTTGCCAACGATAACGGGATATGGGGGAACTGAAATTATGAGCATTAACGGTTGGTATTACCTGCACCAGAACAACGATCTGATTTACAAGCCGTCACCTGATTCAATCGCAGACATCCGCGATTCAGATTTTGCGGTTTGCTCATGGCCAATTGATGTAACAGACCGCAAGTCTGCCTGGGAAATTCTTGTTGAAGCCAGCGCATTGGGAGCAAACGAATCACGTATTAACGAACTTGCTGAAAAGTGGAACTGCAACGACAAGGATGCAGACATGTTCGCAAGTGTGGTTGGCGTTGAGATTGAACAGGATGGAAACCAGTGGTGCGCGCACAGACAAGATTTTATCAACCTACAGGAATCCCCTGCGGGTTTTGGTGAGAGCAAGCTACTGGCTATGGCTGATCTGGCTAAGCAATTAGGTATCCGCAGCGGACATATTTGGCGGCCAACTTTTTCAGATCTCCTAAAAAACTGAGGTGGGTATGAACACTCAGCAGATTACCAAGCTGAACAAAATCGCGACCATGTTCAGTAATGACTATCAGATGTCGTCAGAACTGTACGAAAGACACGTTGAGCTTATCGACGCCACCAGCGGTTCAGAGCTTGATGAATCATTCGATCGTTCGCTTCTTCGTGCCGGTGTTCGTCGTGAAATTCTGGAAGCGGCAAAAGAAAGCTGCGAATTCGAAGAGCTGATGTCGAGCTTCAAGCGCGAGCTTACCGGCATCATCGCCAGGATGGATATGGCGGACAAAATCGACAGCGCGAGGACAGCGGCATGAAACCTTCTCTTTATCAAATGCTAACGATTGGAAAGTTCACATATTCACAGATAGCACAAAAATTAAACATGCGAAGAACGGCCGTCCACTGGTTTGCGCTGGAGCTTGAGCGCAGAGGATGGATAAAAATCAGTCCTTCCCATCTTGGACTTATCAACAAGACAGATGGTGACACTATCCGCTTCGTCTGCTCTGGAATAGGTGGAAAAAAATGAACCCAGGTATCTATTTCGACATCAGCAACGAAGACTACCACGCCGGTGACGGCGTGAGTAAGTCACAACTGGATATGGTTGCAAAGAACCCTGCACTTCTGAAATGGGTGAAGGCCGCTCCGGAAGACGAAGAGAAGAAATCCGCACTGGATATGGGTACTGCATTGCACTGCCTGTTGCTGGAGCCGGAAGAATTCGACAAGCGTTTCATCGTGGCGCCGCAATTCAACCGCCGAACCAACCATGGTAAAGCCGACGAAGAAGCGTTCCTGCGCGATGTTGCCGGTATGGGTATGACGGTGATGGACGCCGAACAGGGTCGGAAACTGAAACTGATGCGTGACAGCGCAATGGCTCACCCGGCGGCGCGCTGGATGCTGGAAGCACCAGGACACTGTGAAGCATCAATGTACTGGAACGACGATGAGACTGGCGAACTGTGCCGCATTCGCCCTGATAAGTGGTTGCATGAGCACAACGTGATCGTCGACGTGAAAAAGGTTGCTGACATGGATCGCTTTGCTCGTCACATCGAGGAATTTCGATATCACGTCCAGGATGCCATGTACAGAGAGGGTGCGCTGAAGGTTACCGATCAATCGCATGGCTTCTTCTTCCTGGCTGTCAGCGAAACCATCGACTGCGGACGCTACCCGGTCCGCGTGTTCGAACTGGATGCGCCAGACGTGGATGCCGGTCACCAGTTATTCCGCCGGGATCTGAACACCTATCACGAATGCCGCATCAGCGATGAATGGGGCGGAGTGGAAATCATTAAACGCCCTGAGTGGGCACGCAAACAGGACATGTACGTATGAGTAACGAAATCTCAACCATTAACCAACCAGTAGACACTTCCATAGTTGGAACAGCGGCTACCATCTTCAGTCCTGAGGGGTTGAATCAGTTGATGAAGTTTGCCGAGGTCATGTCACAAAGCCGCGTTACCGTACCGGCTCACCTCGCCGGAAAGCCTGCTGATTGCATGGCCGTGGCAATGCAGGCCGCTCAGTGGGGTATGAACCCATTCGCCGTTGCGCAAAAAACTCATGTCGTCAGCGGAACTCTCGGTTATGAAGCCCAACTGGTAAATGCGGTTATCACCACGATGTCGCCAACTAAAGACCGTATCAACTATGAGTGGTTTGGACCATGGGAAAACGTGATTGGCAAGTTTGTAGAGAAAACATCCCAGAAGGGACATACCTACATTGCACCAGCATGGGCATTGAAGGATGAAGCAGGATGCGGAGTGCGTGTATGGGCAACGATGAAGGGAGAGGATGAACCACGCGTTCTGGAATTGCTCCTGTCTCAGGCTCAAGTTCGCAACTCAACTCTTTGGGCAAGCGATCCGAAACAACAACTGGCATACCTTGCGACAAAACGCTGGTCTCGCCTGCACTGCCCTGACGTAATCATGGGCGTCTACACCCCTGACGAATTACAGGAAACGGCGCCACGCGTTGAGCGTGATATTACGCCACCAGCAGCGACGGCATCAGGAGTTAACAGCCTGATTAACGCCAAACCTGAGCAAAAGCAGGAAGAGCGTCAGCAGCAAAAAGATGATCGCGGTCCTGAAGAGATTCTGAATGCATTTTCCGGCGCAGCGATGAACTACAACACCGTTGCTGACCTGGACAAAGCGTACAAATACGTTGCTCAGAAACTGTCTGGTGATGATGACCTGCTGGCAAAAGCAACTGACGTTTACAGCATTCGCCGTGACGAATTAAACGAAGTACCGATGTAACCACCACCGCGGCGCCACGCGCGTCGAACTGCAACCAAAGCACGATTGACCGTCTGGAAGCCGCAGGCGAATTTCCCAAACGCTGGTATATCACTGACCGCCGCTGTGTATGGACACAAGAGGAAGTCGAGCAGTGGCTTGATAAACGCAAAGCGGAAAGCCCGGATGTATACACCGGAAAAAAGCCGCCGGTTGATCAGCGCGTTTATCGTCCGGTGAGTAACGCAGCATGACAGCGCTGATCAGGCACTGGAATAAGTGGTCAGGATGGTACTTATACCTGACCTCAATTTCTGCCTGGCTTTACCTGCTGGCGGTTATTTTCAGAGAGGGCTGGATCAAATGAATAAGCCAAAGTTAACAAAATTGCAAAAGTACCATCTTGACCATGTGTCGAAGAGTGAGGTTTCAAAAGTGATCGCGGTGACGCCGGCGGCAATGGAGATAGAGAAACGCGCTATCGCCAGAGAGAAAAATGGTCACTTCCGTGTCGCCGCTCGCCTGTGGCTTCTGTGTATGGATGCGGCAAAGGGTGAAGTTGAGCGACACAAGATCGCCGTTCGTCGTGAACAGTGCATTACGAAAAGCAACGGGCTGCGCTGCGGTGATTACAGCGGAATACTCAGCCGTGGGGTGATTTATGACTAATCCTCACGACAATATCACCGTCGGAAAAGTTACTCTTGTTTACTCTGTTAAACATAGAGGTTGGTTAACTCCTGCAAAGTTGATTATTAGCAACCCCATAGCAGCACAACGAGTTGCTGAGAAATTGAATGAATCGCTTAAGGTTCGTCCCATTAAGGCTGGTGTGATATGACAAAACATACAATTGCGGGGGCCGATACTCAGGCATGTATTTTTGATTTTCTTAAAAAAAATCCTAATAAAACATCTGCACAAATTTCACAAAACTTGGGAATTTCTCAAAATGTTGTTGATTTGGCGATAAAAAAATTGATTAAAGGTGGTTTTATCGAATTCAAAAAGAACAACTTTAGCAAGTCCATAAAAAAGATTAAGGAGATGAGGAATGCCAAATAAATACACACTCATCTACGCTGATCCGCCATGGTCATACCGCGACAAAGCAGCCGACGGCGACCGCGGCGCCGGGTTCAAATATCCGGTTATGAACGTGCTGGATATCTGCCGCCTCCCGGTTTGGGATCTGGCTGCCGAAGATTGCCTGCTGGCGATGTGGTGGGTTCCTACGCAGCCGGTTGAAGCGCTGAAGGTTGTCGAAGCATGGGGTTTCCGCCTGATGACCATGAAGGGATTCACATGGCACAAAACGAATAAGCACAAAGGCAACAGCGCGATCGGCATGGGCCACATGACCAGGGCGAACAGCGAAGACTGCCTTTTCGCGGTGTGCGGGAAACTACCTGCCCGCATGGATGCTTCGATATGCCAGCACGTCACGGCGCCGCGCATGGAAAACTCGCGTAAGCCTGACATTATCAGGGAAAAGCTGGTGCGGTTGCTTGGCGATGTACCTCGCATTGAACTATTCGCCCGCCAGTCGTCACATGGTTTTGATGTGTGGGGAAACCAGTGCGACGGTCCAGCGGTGCAACTTCATCCAGGTTATGCTCTGGATGTTGCAGGAATGGCGCAGGCATTCTCAAATGCTCCGCTATCACCAACAGACAACCATGGCCGGGAGCGTGCAGCATGAAGCGTGCATATGGTGGGAAAGAAATACAGGATTCAATTTTTAATCTTCTGCATTCTAGAAATATGAGTTCTATTGAAATTTGCGATCACCTTGGAATTACGATCAGGGATGCAGCAATAGCAATCCGCACCCTGGAAGAGCAAGGAAGAATAGAGGTGGTGCGGAATATTTTAACTACATCTCACAAGATTCAGGAAAGTTAATAATCTATTGCCCATCCATCCACCGCTCAAATTTCGATGGGGAGAACGGCACCAGATCGGTGTGCTCCCCTGCTATCCAGGCATCAACCATATCAGCCCACTGCTGCAACATGTAGGCACGCTGCCTGGCATACTCCGCTTTATTGTAAACCGCTCTCACTCCCTTCTGCTCATGCGCCAGCGCCTTTTCAATCCAGTCTGATGGATATCCTGCCTCATGCAACAGCGTGCTGGCAGTGCGCCGCAGGTCGTGCACAGCGAAGTGTTCAAGGTTGAATCCTGCCGCCTGCGCGGCTTCCACTGTGGTGGTGATCAGTCGGTTTAGCGCAGCATTGGACAACGGCTTGCTCACTGAGTACCGCCCGGGTAAAAGGTATTCACTTCCACCAGCACACATCTGCAGTCCAACCATCAGATCCTGCGCCTGCTTCGGCAGATAAATTACATGCGCCCGGCTTCCCTTCATCCTTTCTGACGGTATGGTCCATGTCCATTTTTTGAAATCGACTTCCTTCCAGGTGGCATTGATAAACTCATTCTTGCGAACCATCGTCAGCAGCACCAGTTTAGTTGCTAGCTTCATCGTTGCCATAGCTGCGACGGTATCAAGAGTACGGAAGAAAATGCCAATCTCTTCTGGCTGCAGGCAACGTTCTCGCGGCTTAAACATGGCAATTGACGACGGCTTTATGTCTGCTGCCGGATTAAACAGACCGTGACCGCGATCATTCGCGCGTCGGTATACACTGCTGATAATCTCCCTGGCCTGTACCGCCGTCGCACGGCCGCCACGTTCGACAATCCTGTCGCATAGATCGCGCACCATCGATGTGGTGATCTCCGCCATCATCTTGTTTCCCAGCACCGGCATTATGTCACGGTCAATAACCGCCTGTTTCATGGCACGGGTACTGTCAGCCAGTATGACGTGTTTCATATAGCTGTCGGTATGTACCGCGAATGTTTCGGCGCCACGGATCTTTTTGATACCGTCACGCTTAGCCGCAGCAGGCGACTGGCCTGACTTGAGCAACCTTTTAGCCGCAATGAGTTCTTCCCGCGCTTCCGCCAGGCTGATACCGTCACGACCATACTGACCAATCACCAGAGTTTCCCGGCGACCGTTGATGCGGTAGTCATAGCGGAACGAGACAGAGCCTGATGTGAGCACGGCTACGTACAGACCGTCACGGTCTGAAACTTTATAGAGTTTGTCCTGTGGCTTTAGGTTTTTGAGTTTGGTATCGGTAAGCAC